GGTGACACTGTTCACATTCCAGCTCCTACCCGTGGTTCAGCTTCTGCAAAAGCCGCCTCTACTGCCGTCACTTTGATTGCAGATACTGAGACAGAAGTTCTAGTGTTGATTAACCAACACTTTGAATACTCACGTTTCATTGAGGACATCGTTGAAGCACAAGCCTTGAACAGCTTGCGCCAGTTCTACACTGCTGATGCGGGCTATGCGCTTGCCAAGCAAGTAGACACTAGCTTGATCCAATTGGGTCGTGCATTCAATGGTGCTACTGTCGGTACTAACGACTACGCAACAAGCAATACTTCCACCAAAGCCTTCATCGGTTCTGATGGTACTACTGCTTACAACAGCACATCTTCCAATGCAGCCGCATTGACTGATGCCGCTATTCGTCGCACCATTCAGCGTTTGGACGATAATGACACTCCTATGGATGGTCGTTTCTTCATCGTTCCTCCTTCAAGCCGCAACACGTTGATGGGTCTGTCCCGTTACACCGAGCAGGCTTTTGTTGGTAACGGCAACGCAATCCGTACTGGTGAAATTGGTCAACTGTATGGTATCCCTGTGTTTACATCTAGCAATGCTGACTTTGGTGCTGGTAACTCTGGCGCTGATCGTATCTGCTTGATGGGTCACAAGGACTCTATGGTTTTGGTTGAGCAAGTGGGCATCCGTTCACAGACTCAGTACAAACAAGACTACTTGGCTACCCTGTTCACATCTGACACACTTTATGGTGTGAAAGCAATGCGTACAGCCGCCACAACTGGTGCAGCTTTGTCTTCTAGCGCATTTGCGTTAGCAGTTCCAGCCTAATAGTTGCCTTTTCCCCTCGCCTTAATCGGTGGGGGGATTTTTTACATCAAGGAGATTTATTATGGCAGCAGCAACAGCAGTTACTTCCCGCAGGGGAAATGACCAGTTCCGTGGTCTATTTACAGACACTTGGGATGTTTCTTGTACTCTTGATAGCGGATCAGTATCTACTGTTTCAACCGCTACAGATACAGTGACAGTACCGGGCGTTGCCTTGGGTGACATGGTTATCGGTATGTCTGTTGGCGTTTCTGAGGCAGGTTTGGTTCGTAGAGCCTATGTTTCAGCCGCTAATACAGTTACTATCGTGACTTACAACCCTACAGGCAGTTCTGTAGACTTGGCCTCAACCACATTAAACCTTATCGTGGCTCGTGCGGTTTAATAAAAGGGGGCTAATAACCCCCTTTTTAATGGAGTTCTTATGGCAACCTTTAGATGTTTAACAAGTGGACAGACAGTCACTTTTACCTATCAGCACGATATTGATTCGATGAAAGGTCATCAAGGTTACGTCAGAATTGATGAAGTTCAAGAAGAGACTTCTGAAAAGCAAATAGTCTTGCAACCTCCAGTACCTGTTAAAAAGATGGGTCGTCCAAGGAAATCAAATGTCTGAGATTGATCCACGAGAATTTGGCAAGCTAGAAGCCCAAGTTGAGGCTTTGCAAGCAGAAGTCCATGCACTTCGCCAAGATATTAAAACGCTTTTAGAGATGGCAAACAAGTCCAAAGGTGGCTTTTTTGTCGGAATGGCGATTGCCTCCGTTGTTGGTGGCATCATTTCTTTCATTGCAACCAAGCTAGTTCGATAAGGATTTATATGCCTCAAGTTGGAAACAAGAAATTCCCATACACAGAAAAAGGCGAGAAAGAAGCCAAAGAGTATGGCAAGAAGAAATCTATGCCTGTTACTGTAATGATTGCTATTGGTAAGCCCAAAGCTATGCCTACCCGTGGTGGTCGTACTGCTACTAACATGATGAAGAAGGCAGGTCGTGGCAAATGAAACCCGCCACTAAGATCAGGAAGGTAATGCGTGAGTTTAAGGAAGGAACTCTCCACTCTGGCAAAAAAGGCCCTGTGGTGAAGAATCCTAAACAAGCGATTGCCATTGCCATTTCAGAATCTAAGAAGAAGAAATGAAATCTCCTGCTTGGCAAACAAAAGAAGGAAAAAACCCCAAAGGGGGCTTGAATGCCAAGGGAAGAGCATCGTATAATGCAGAAACAGGTGGGAATCTAAAACCACCAGTAAAGTCGGGAGATAACCCTCGTAGGGCATCCTTTTTAGCACGAATGGGCAATATGCCTGGCGCTGAGATGAAAGATGGAAAGCCTACCCGACTTTTACTTTCTCTTAGAGCTTGGGGCGCAACGTCCAAGGAAGACGCTAAGGCTAAGGCTAAAGCGATCTCTAAGAGGAATAGTAAATGAGACCTGTATCAGTCGGAGTTAGCCCAACAGCCGCTACGCTGACAACTGTCTATACAGTTCCAACGGGTTATTACGCCAAGTTTACTGTGATGTACATTCACAACACTGGTGGCTCAACTAAACACATTACTGTCCAATGGTATGACGCTAGTTTAGCGACTACTTACGATATTCTTACGCAATATGATTTTACTTCAAAGGCATACCTTCAATTTGATGGTAATGCTTATATTGTTTTAGAAGAAGGCGATAAAATTCAAATTACTACGCAATCCGCTAGTACCTTTAGTTTTATTGCTACATTTGAGGTTCAAGGAGCGCAACGAACATGACCTACTTAGAACTTGTTAACGATGTGTTGGTTCGCTTGCGTGAAAGCACAGTCACAACTGTTGGCGAAACTACCTATTCTTCTTTGATTGGCAAGTTTGTCAATGATGCCAAGCGCCAGATTGAAGATTCCTATAATTGGAATGTCTTAGGACAAACAATTACAGTAACAACTACCAGTGCCACAAGTTCTTACTCTTTAACTGGTGCGGGTCAGAAGTTCCGTATCAATGACGCTATCAACACTACCAGTGTCATTACCCTAGATAACACCACTGTTGCGGATATGAACCGCAAGTTGAACTTTGGTACGCCTTCACAGTCTATTCCTTCAGAGTTCTGCTTTAGTGGTGTAGATGGTAGTGGAGACACAAAAATTGACCTGTTCCCTGTTCCTGATGGCGTGTATACACTTAAGTTTGATTTAACAATTCCACAGGCTAATCTGTCTGCTGATGGCACTTCAGTCAAGGTTTTAGACTATTTAGTGGCTCAAAGTGCCTATGCCCGTGGTTTGATTGAGCGTGGCGAGGATGGTGGGACTGCTTCTTCTGAAGCCTATGCTTTGTTTAGAGGAATGCTATCTGATGCTATTGCATTGGAAAGCACTCGTTATCCCGAAGATAATTTTGTGGCGGTCTAATGTCTAAGCCTTTACAAAGTTACAGTCTTTCAGCACCAGGCTTTTCTGGTCTGAATACTGAAGAATCACCACTTGATTTAGGTGTTGGATTTGCTTTGGTTGCGACTAACTGCATCTTGGATCAGTATGGTCGTATTGGTGCTAGAAAAGGTTGGACAAGGGTTAACTCATCTTCTGGCAATCTAGGCGCTAATGATGTTGATGTTATCCATGAATTAGTCCAAAATGATGGAACTTTGACTGTTCTGTTTGCTGGCAACAACAAGATATTTAAACTTGGTACATCTAACGCTGTAACTGAGTTGACTTATGGTGGTGGTGGCACTGGCCCTACTATCACGGCATCTAACTGGCAATGTGCATCTTTGAATGGGATTGCATATTTCTTCCAAACTGGTCACGATCCATTGATTTATGACCCTGCTGTAAGTACAACTACTTATCGCAGAGTCTCAGAGAAGTCTGGTTATGTAGCTACAGTTCCACAAGCCAACATTGCCATATCTGCTTTTGGTCGACTATGGGTGGCTAATACTGCTTCCGATAAGGTAACAATCACCTTTTCTGATCTGATTGCAGGTCATGTTTGGGGTGGCGGCACTTCAGGCTCATTGGATGTCTCCCGTGTGTGGCCTAATGGTGCTGATGAAGTAATGGGTTTAGCAGCGCACAATGATTTCTTGTTTATCTTTGGTAAACGACAGATTCTTGTTTACGCAAATGCTTCTACCCCTGCTTCTCTTGTTCTAAGCGATACAGTAGGCTCGATTGGTTGTATTGCTAGAGACACCATACAAAGTATTGGCTCTGACGTTGTTTTCTTGTCAGACTCAGGTGTTCGCTCTTTGATGAGGACTATTCAAGAGAAGTCTGCACCACTTAGAGACTTGTCTAAAAATGTGCGTTTTGACCTAAATTCATCATTGGCAAGCGAAACATTGGCTAATCTTAAATCTGTTTACTCAGAAAAAGAAGCATTTTATTTGCTTGTTTTGCCAACTACTGCACAAGTTTATTGTTTCGATACTAAGCAATCTTTGCAAGATGGTGCTTCCCGTGTAACAAAATGGGACTCTATTGCGCCAACATCTTTGCGTTCTTTGCGTAATGGTGATTTGTATATTGGAAAAAATGGGTATATCGGAAAATATGGTAGTTACTTAGATGACACATCTACTTACCGATTCGCTTACTACACCAATAATGCTGACCTTGGAAATCCAAACCAAATTTCTATTTTAAAAAGTATTTCAGCAATTGTTATTGGTGGATCAAATCAGTTTTTAACAATAAATTGGGGCTTTGATTATTCTGGTGCTTACCAAGCTCAAAATATTTATATACCTACGCAAGTAAGCTATGAATATGGAATTGCTGAATACAACATTGCTGAATACACAAGTGGTATTCCAATTAAGACATTGAGAGCAAACGCATCTGGTGCGGGTAAAATTGTCCAAACTGGTTATGAAACAACCATTAACGGCACTCAGTTATCCCTTCAAAAGATTGAAATTCAAGCCAAAGATGGCAAATTAGGCTAAGAGGTAAACCATGTCCAATTACACCAAGACCACAAATTTTGCGACTAAAGACAATCTGTCGCCTGGCAATCCATTGAAGATTGTCAAAGGTACTGAGATTGACACTGAGTACAACAACATTGCTACTGCTATTGCGACAAAGACAGATAACTCTGCTGCCGCAATTACGGGCGGTACGATTGTTGGCATCACCGATTTAGCGGTAGCTGATGGTGGTACGGGTGCTTCTACAGCTGCAGGTGCGTTAAATAACCTCTTGCCTAGCCAAACAAGCAATGCAAACAAGTATCTCCAAACTGATGGCACAAACGCTACTTGGGATGCGGTAAGTCTTTCAACTGCTGACATTACAGGAACTTTAGCGGTAGCAAATGGCGGTACAGGTGTTACAACAAGCACAGGCACAACCAATGTTGTGTTGTCAAACTCGCCAACACTTGTAACCCCTGCCCTTGGTACACCGAGTGCCGCAGTCTTAACAAATGCTACGGGTCTACCTATTTCAACAGGCGTAAGTGGTCTTGGAACTAATGTAGCAACTCTTTTGGCAACACCCTCTAGTGCTAATTTAGCTTCTGCAATTACTGATGAAACAGGCTCTGGATCATTAGTATTTGCTACATCACCAACTCTAGTAACTCCCATTCTTGGAACACCTACTAGCGGCACTTTAACGAATGCTACAGGCTTGCCTATTAGCACAGGTGTATCAGGTCTTGGAACAGGCGTAGCAACCTTCTTAGCGACTCCCTCAAGTGCAAACCTAATATCTGCTGTAACAGATGAAACAGGCACAGGATCATTGGTTTTTGCGACAAGCCCAACGCTAGTCACCCCTCTTTTAGGAACTCCTACCTCTGGTGTTGCAACAAACTTAACGGGTCTGCCATTAACTACAGGTGTAACAGGTTTACTGCCCGTGGCAAATGGTGGTACAGCAACGGCAACCCCTAGCATTGTTGCGGGAACAAACATAACTGTTACTGGAACATGGCCTAATCAAACAATTGCGGCATCTGGCGGTGGTTCAGCAGGCGGCTCTAATACTCAAGTCCAATACAACAATGCGGGTGCGTTTGGCGGCATTACGGGTGCTACAACCAACGGCACAGCATTAACTCTTGTTGCCCCCGTTCTTGGAACACCTGCTAGTGCTACGTTAACCAATGCAACTGGTTTGCCTCTTACAACTGGCGTAACGGGAACTCTTGCTGTTGCCAATGGCGGTACAGGCATTACATCTTTTGGAACTGGAGTAGCAACTTTCTTAGGAACTCCATCTAGTGCAAATTTAGCTGCTACTTTAACTGATGAAACTGGCTCTGGTTCAGCAGTATTTGCAACCTCACCTACACTTGTAACTCCTGTACTAGGTACGCCTACAAGCGGGACATTGAGCAACTGTACAGTAGATGGAACAGATGCAGTTGGGTTTAGAAACATTCCACAGAATAGCCAATCAGCAGCTTACACATTAGTTTTAGCTGATGCGGGGAAACATATTTTTCATCCATCAGGTGATGCAAATGCAAGAACATACACAATCCCCGCTAACAGTTCTGTTGCTTATCCAATTGGAACTGCAATCACGTTTATCAATATGACTAGTCAAGTAGTGACAATTGCCATCACTACAGACACAATGTATTTGTCTTCTGCTGGCACAACAGGCTCACGCAGTCTTGCTCAATATGGTTCAGCTACAGCAATCAAAATTACTTCAACCAACTGGCTTATTTCGGGGAGTGGTTTAACATGAGTGGTGCATTACAAGCGGTATTTCAAAATCAAAGAAGTTTTGGTTTGCGTATTGGCGATGCTTATCAAGGCGGTTTTTATGCAGGTCAAATCTCAACTGCGGGAAATGGTATTGCAACCCACAATTTAGTTGTTGGCCCTGTGGCTTCTGCACAAAGCACCCTAGCGTGGAAAAACGCAAACACAGCAACATCTGGAGCCGATAGTGTTATTGATGGCCCACAAAACACCGCTGACATGGTTGCTGATGGCAATTCTACAGTTTACCCTGGTGCGCATTTTTGTAACAACTTATCCACGGGTGGTCAAACAGACTGGTATATGCCTGCAAAGAATGAGTTAGAGGTGTGTTACTACAATTTAAAACCCACTACAACAAACAATAATACGTCTTCGGGTACTAACACCAACGCCGTTCCAAGTCGTGGCAGTAATTACACTGCTGGAACACCAGCACAAACGTCAGCCGCTGATTTTAAAAGCACAGGCGCAGAGGATTTTAATGCTGACTTTTACTGGTCTAGTACAGAATACTCTGCTGTTTATGGAAGTATGCAGTCCTTTGGTTACGGTTATCAGTATTTCGCCGGTAAGTACCAAACCCGCCCTGTCCGTGCCATCCGCAGAGTTGCAGTTTAATTTTTTATAAGTAGCATAACAATGTTTATTTGTGTAACAGAAGTTGACCACAATACCCGTATCCCTTGCACTGTTGAACCACAGCGCACAGGGCCATCTATGCCTGCCATCAAGGGCTTAAAAGTAGTATGGCAAGACAAGTCCACATGGCCTGTTGAACTAGCCTCAGATGGTACTTATTTGCGTGCGCCTAAATACTATGGAACTTGCGATACAGACGCTGACTTAAACATTGCTGGTGTCTTGCAAGTCTTAACTGAAACAGAGTACAACGCACTCAGGGTTGCAGAGCATGAAGCCACTAAGCCTTATCCATCTTGGATTGGTTACTTGGACACAATGAGTTGGTCTGCTCCTGTAGCACGTCCTGTAGATGCTGTAATGAATGGTGGCAATGTTCGCTACCAGTGGGATGAAGCTACAGTTAATTGGGTTGCACAAGCATGAAAGAGTTTTACTTCATCTCTGGTTTGCCAAGGTCAGGTTCAACCCTGCTCTCGGCTATCTTGCGTCAGAACCCTGAGTTCTATGCAGATATATCCTCACCCGTACAAGGCTTGGTTACATCAACCATCAATGTCATTACGGGAAGTGAGAGCAACCACACAATAGATGAAGATAGACGTAGGCACATTCTCAAGTCAATATTCAATTCGTTCTATGAATCAGTAACCCCAAGCACAGTCTTTGACACTAGCAGGGGTTGGACTTCTAAGACTTCTTTGTTGAAAGACCTGTATCCACAGACAAAGATTATTTGCTGTGTGCGTGACTTGCCTTGGATATTAGATAGCTTTGAGCGTATTTCTGCCAAGAATTCCTTATATGGTGCGGCACTAACAGACGATGAAGCTAGGCAAACAGTCACTACAAGATGTGATGCTTTGATGGATGTAAAGAAGGAAGGCCAAGTGGTCAAGCCTTACTATTTCCTTGAAGAAGGTTTACTGTTAAACCCCGACATGATTATGTTGGTGGAGTACGAATCTCTGTGCAAAAAGCCTGAGAGCGTGATGCGTGAGATATACAATTTCATTGGCAAACCTTATTACCAACACGACTATAAAAATGTCGAGTATGAGAATGAAGTGTTTGACAAAGCCTTGAATATGAAAAGTCTTCATACAGTACGAAAAGAAGTTACTTGGCAAGAACGTCCATCTATTCTTCCTAAATCTGTATGGGAGAAGTATTCTAGCAAAGAGTTCTGGCGCACACCCGCACCAGAGTTTGCAATGAAACAACTGTATAAGGTCAAGGGATGAAACGTATATTGATTATGGGCTTGCCTGGTGCTGGTAAAACTTACCTAGCACAGCACGTTCTTGAACACTTGCAAAACAACCGCAAGACTGTCATGTGGCTTAACGCTGATGATGTGCGTAAGCAATTTAACGATTGGGACTTTTCCCATGAAGGACGTATTCGTCAGAGTTTACGGATGCGTGAGTTAGCTGATAGCTACGATGTGGACTATGTTATTTGTGACTTTGTTGCCCCTTTGGTTGAGATGCGTAATAACTTTAAAGCTGATTGGACAGTTTGGGTTGATACCATTGACAAGGGTAGATTTGAAGACACAAATAAGATATTTGTTGCGCCAGAGCAGTATGACTTTAGGATTACTGAGCAGAAGGCTGAGAAGTGGGGCGAGTTCATTGCCGCACACATTCTGGATGACCGCCAGCGTCCTGTCTTTGATTGGCAGAAAGAAACTGTCCAGATGCTTGGCAGATGGCAACCTTGGCATGAAGGCCATCGTAAGTTGTTTGAGAGAGCATTGGCTAAAACAGGTCAAGTTGTTATTCAGATTAGAGATTGTCAGGGTTGGAACGGCTCAAACCCCTTTGCTGCCAATCAGGTTAAAGACTTTATCAAGCGTGATTTAGACCCTTTATACCAAGGTCAGTATGAGATACAACTTGTACCAAATATTGTTAATATCACCTATGGTAGGGATGTTGGATATAAAATAGAGCAAGAGTCGTTTGATGCGGCAACTCATGCTATTTCAGCTACAAAGATACGAAAAGAACTTGGCCTTGAGCCACAATAAGGAGCAGTCATGGCTATTTCTGACGCATTACGTTATCAACTTAATACAGGTGGTTCTGCGGATACCCTGTACGGAATCATTCGTGATTTTCTTGCTACAAACCCAGATGCTGCTAGTACACAAGCACAGATGCGTCAGTATGGCATTTCAGCAGAAGACGTAGCCAATGCTACAGGTGGTAAGTCTGGTGGTTTGCTAAGTGGCAACATCTTGGCTGGTGCTAGTTGGAATAGTCTAAATACTGCATTGCCAGAACAATTAACAGCCGCTACGGGTCAAGCAACATCTAACTATGCTGTGGGCGGTGCAACTACTGCTGACACTCTTACTCAACTCAATACATTTTTAGCGGGTGGTGGTCAGTTTGATCCTAACTCTACTGTTTACCTGCAAACAGGTGGAGTTGACTTTCTACAAGGCGTAGATAAAGGCACTATTAAAGACAACATTAGCGAGATTGTTAAGACGCTAGGCGATCAAGGTGTCAATGTTGTTCTTACTGGCTCTCCTTATGCTAAGTCTATTGACGATGTAATCAATAATAACTTTGACCCTAAAGTTGATTCGTTGTTTACTGAGATTGCTAAAGAAAACAAGAATGTTGCTTTAGTTGGTACACAAGGCGAGATTCTGCAAAACAAGAAATTGTTAGTAGATGCTTTGCACACCAATGCTGAAGGTACGGCAATCTATAACCAATCTGTTATTGATGCTTTATCTCAGTTCAAGAATGAAGTTCCTTCTAGTACACCTCAAGCTATTGCCCAAGTACAACAAACAAATACTGTAGCTACAACTCCTCCAATTATTACCCAAGCTGCGGCTAGTCCTGCCGTTGCTCAAACATTGGTTGATACAATTCCTGCTGTTAGTTCTGCTACCACTAAAGCATCGGCTAATGTAATTCCTACTGCCCGTGGTACTGTCATTGAAGGCGACAACATTGAAGAGAAGATTGCAGGTGTTCCTCAAGTAGTTTATGAGACTAAAGTAGACCCAAACAATCCTGCTAACTGGCAAACAGTAAACCCTAAAACAGGTGAAATAATCAACTCTGGCACTTTTGCTGGCGGTGGTGATCGTGGCTTATTGGCGGCTGCTGCTCCTGTCATTGGATTAGCGGCATCTACTGTTGGTTTGCCTGGTCTCACGGGTCTTCTCGGAGGCTTAACAGGTGCTACTGGCTCTACGTTGGCAGGTCTTACTGGAGCGACTATTGGTGGCGGTACAACTGCAATAGCGGGTGGCACAGGACAAGATATTCTTAAAGGTGCTTTGCTTGGTGGTGCTGCTTCTTATGGCGCATCCACATTGGATAACTATCTTGCTACAGGTTCTACTGCTGACGTTGGACTGACAGAGCGTCAGTTTGCTGTTCAAGATGCCAAGAATTTAGCAAGCCAAGGTTTATCAACAAGTCAAATTTCTGATACTTTAACGGCTGGTGGTTATAACGACATAACTGTTCAAAGAGCAATATCTTCTATAACAGGTACTCCTGTCCCATCATTACCAATACCTAATACTGTAAATGTTACTGGCACAACTACTCCTGCTGTAAGTACGGGTGGTTTATTGGGCGGTTTGGTTACTACTCCAACTACCGCAGCAACTACTCCAACTACGGAAACTGTAAATGTAACTGGTGCTACTCAACCTCAAATGGTGGATCAGGCGACACTAGCATCGGTTACAAACCAACTTACTTCCAATTTAGGAACGCAAGCTAATCTAGGAGCAACAAACAACCTAGCAAATGTACAAGTTACAGGGCAAGGTTTGTTGTCTGGTGCTGATACAAATACAGCTATTGCAAATACTATTGCAGGTCTTCCTTCTGTATCTACACCAACAACCCAAGCAGGTACAGTCAACGTAACAGGAGATAATTTAGCATCTACACAACAGATTACAAATGCTATTCTCGCAACAGTACCTAATGTGACTGTTCAACAAGCGCAAAATCAAGCACAAGTCTTGATTACAAGTGGTCAGAACTTAACAACAAATGACCTTGTAAGTGCTGTATCTGCTGTTTCTCCCAATATTACAAATACTGTTGCTGAACAGATTATCACAAGTTCAAACTCTAATGCCATACAGCCAGTAGTCAGTGCTTTGGTATCAACAGTTACGCCTACTACAACTTCTAACTTGGCTAATGTGCAAGTTACTGGAGACAGAGTAGCTTCTACGCAAGAAATTGCTAATGCGGTAATAGCTACAGTACCAAACGTAACTCCTGCACAAGCACAGACTCAAGCGGAAGTTATAGTTTCAAGCGGTCAGAACTTAAAAGTTTCTGATTTGGTTGATGCCGTATCTGCTATCTCACCAAACATTACCAATACTGTTGCTGAACAGATCATTACCAGTGACAGACCTATAACAAATCAAGAACTTGTCAGTGCTTTAGCAGGTACAGTAACGGCAGTAAATCAACCTATTGCACAACAAACAATTACTGCTAACCAAGCTGCACAAACTCAAGAAATAGCAAGTGCAGTTACTTCACTCATACCAAACGTAACCCCTGCACAAGCACAAACTATTGCTGAAACAGTCATCAACAGTGGAAGACCAATTACTGCACAAGAGGTTGCCAGCGTTGCTGCGGCAGTAGTTCCAGCCTTGGCTACTCCTTCTGTGGCTGCTCCGTCTATAACAACTCAGACTATTATTGGAGAAAGACCATCTAGTATTACTGATGTGACTGCGGCAACTATTCCGTTGATTCAACCAAGTACACCATTAACAGTACCCCAAGTAACTGCACCCGCAACAACACCTGCAACTACCCCTGCATCGACATCAAATCCTTTGCTCAATGCGGCAGGATCGGCGGGACTGTCAAGTTTGTTGGGTGGATTGGGTTCTTCTACTGCCAATCTGATCTCTGGCGGTCTTGGTACTGCGGGTAATCTCTTGCAGATGCAAACTTCAAGGGAAGCGGCTCAACGGGCGCAAGCCATGATTGATGCCGAGACAAAAGCGGCTAAAGATGCGGCTCAGTTTAGACCTATTGGCATGACAACTAGGTTTGGAACATCTCAGTTTGGCTTTGATCCTGCTACTGGCAGATTATCTAGTGCGGGTTACAACTTAACACCTGATGTCAAAGCCCAACAAGATCGTTTCATGGCTTTGTCTAATCAAGGTCTGACACAAGCAGAACAAGCACAAGGACAATTTGCTCCTCTACAAACAGGCGCACAACGTCTATTTGGTTTGGGTAATCAATACTTGGCTCAGTCTCCTGAAGCAGTTGCTCAGAACTATCTGAACCAACAGATGTCTTTGCTTCAACCTGGTCGTGAGTTGGAACTTGCTAATCTGCAAAACAAACTCCAACAACAAGGTCGTGGCGGTCTTTCTGTGGCTCAAGGTGGCACTATGGGTGCTACTACTCCTGAACTACAGGCTTTGTATAACGCTAGAGCTGCTCAAGAGGCTCAATTGGCGGCTAATGCTCAACAAGCAGGTCAGAGGGATGTGTTGTTTGGTGCAGGATTGCTTGGTCAGGGTGCTACGGCAATGGGTAACTACTATGGTGGTCAACAGGCCGCTTATGCACCTTACACAACTGCTTTGGGACAAGCACAAGCCTTGGAGACTTTGGGACAAAAACCATACGATATGGGTATCAACTTGGGTCAACTTGGCGCACAAGCAGGGTTTAATGTTGGTCAACTAGGCTTAAAAGGCGCTCAGATCAGCGCAGGTTTGGCAACAAGTGCTGATGCAACACGCAATCTTTTGGCTCAAGGTTTGACTGCCGCAGGTAATCCTAATGCTATGGTTGGTCAGTCATTAAGCGGTTTGTTTGGTGGTGGACTTCAATCTGCGCTTAGTGGAACTGGTTTAGGTGCATCAGGATTTGGAACTGGATTAGCTTATGGCAATCAAGACCTCGGCTTGTTCTTATAAGGAATCATCATGGCAGAAAATATCGTAGCGGGTCTGTTTGGTTTGACTCCACAAATGTTTCAAAACCAACAGTACCAACAAGACTTAAATCGTGGTATCTCGATGGCACAACTATCGCCAGGTGCTGCGGCTCAAGCAGGACTACAGGCTAGTGTTGGTCAACTAGGACGTGGATTTGCAGGTGCTATGGGCATAGAAGACCCCCAACTGAAGATGATTGCACAGCGTCAGCAGATTATTCAACAACTTGATTTAACAAACCCCGCATCACTTGCTCGTGGAGTTGATATATTTACTAAAGTTGGTGATATTCAAGCGGCACAAGCTCTTGCCATGCAATCACAAACTATTGCAAAACAAATTCAAGATCGTCTGAAATCAGAAGCAGAAACAAAAAAACTTGGTGCTGAAACAACAAAATTAGGTTCAGAAAATTTAACCAAGCAAAGTCAAGTTCAACAATTGATGTCTCAATTTGGCATGGAAGAAACTCAGGCTACTGCCATTGCTTCTAATGCTGATTTGCTAAAACAGTATTTAACACCTAAAACTCAACAAGGTTTTGAACTTGTTAAAACAGGTAAATTTAGTCCTGAAAGTGTAGCCAAATGGACTAAAGGAGAAGGAGAACTTGAGGTAATTGAAAAGATGGTTAAACCAACGCAAGATTTTATTGCTAAAGCAGTAGAACTTAAGTTTGGTGAAAAATCTAAGTATGGTGACTATACACCAGATCAAGTTGCTAAAGTTAATCAAGCCTTGTTTAACGACACTATAGCGAGCAAAAAAGCTGGTGCTATGGCAGTTCAGATTCCTCTTGGTGATGTTCTTCAGAAAGTATTTCAATCGAGAGAACGTGAAGACGCTGCTAAAGCATTTGGTCAAGCGGGTGAGGCTTACACAATAACTGTACCTTTGCTTAAGAAATTAACTGATGTTGAAAACACTGTAAGTAACGCATTTACTGGTGCGGGACAGAATTACAAACTTGCATTGAGTAAAGGTTTGTCAGCATTTGGTGTGAAGATTAGTGATCGTGCAACAGATACTGAATTTGGTGATGCCATCTCTGCTCAAGTTGTTCAACAGATTGCTAAAGTATTTCCAGGCAGTCAGTCTAATAAAGAGTTGGATCAATTGCTTAAGAGTAAGTTTAATCTTCAACAAGAACTTCCAACAATTTTACGTTTGGTTGGTCAAATTAAGGATGAAATGCTTTCTCAGACTAAAACGTATGAGCAAATGGCTAATCTTCCTGATAACGAGCGTACTAACTTTAATGCTAAGTTGGCTCAAGGTAAGAATTATCAGAAAATTCAACAGTATCGTGATTATGAAAGAAAGTATCTCAACAAGACAATCACACCCGAAGAGCGTACTGAAGCCGCTAAACTTAAACAAGAACTTAGCCTCTAAGGAGTTGACATGGCAGAAATAGATTGGAGTGTTGCTCCTCAAGAAATGAAAGCAGGCCCTTCTCGTGAAGAAGAAGCAAGAAAACAACAAGAATTAAATCGCACACGCATGGCTTTGGCGGGTGCTTTAACTCCTTTACCTGTTGAAATGACTTCTAATTTGCCTCAAACTGGTGGATTATTGGGTGGATTAGCTGCTGTAGCATTTCCAGAAACACGTCTTCTTTCTCCTATTGCTCGTTTAACTCAAGCAGCTCCCGTTGTTGCAAGACCTTTTATTCCTTCGTTGGCTGGCTCTACAGCGGGTACTTCATTGGGAACTTTGCTTGAACAGGGTTTACAAAACAAGGATATTTTTAGTACAGAAACTGGTAAAAAGTTACTTTTAAATAATATTGAAAATGCCGCTTTTGATGTTGGTGGAAATCTTGTTTTTGGTTTTGGAGGTAAAGCAATAAGACTTGGTAAAGATCAACTTGAAAAAGCTGGAATTACCAAAGGATTGTTTGAAACAGAAGAAGGTGCGGCTCGAAAAGCGGCTCAAGAATGGTTATCTTCTCGTGAAGGCACTTTAACTCGTGGTCAGTTGACGGGTAATTTAGGAACACAAACAGTTGAAGGAACACTTAAATTTACTTCTGGTGGAGAGGCATTTGCTCAACAACAAGCGGGTGTTCGTAAGGCTTTAGATCAAGGTATAAATGATGTTAAGAACACTCTTGAAACATCAGATGCATTTCAAATGGCTTTAAAACAAAATGATCCTACGCAAACGGCTGTTGGTGATCGTTGGAAAAATGCTATTGCAGAAGCTGACAAAGCTATGAAAACTAAATATCGTCCTGTTTATGAACAAATGGAGCAACAGGGTGATGGCTTACTTGTAAATATGACATCATTAAAAAATGCCGCTAAACAAGAACTAGATCGTCTTAATAAAGCCAAAATGACTTCTACTAGTGCAAATGATAAACGCTCTGTTTTAGAACAAATTCTTGCTCAAGAAGATAAGATTTCGTTTAGTACAGCACACGACTTAAGAAGTGAATTTTTAGCAAGTGCAAGAGATGCTACAAAAGAAGGACAATCTGCAAATACCTTAGAAGCATGGTACAAAAGGTATGCTAAAGGTTTACAAAATAATATGACTGATGTTGCTGTCATAACATTTGGCAGTAAAGAGCAAAAAGAGTTAGCTCGGAAATTAGGATTAGGTGGTGGTATAGATCAACCAGCAGGTTTACGAGAAGGTCAATTTAAGGACTACAACATAGAAAGTCTTGAAAAATTAAATTTACCCATAACTCAAGCCAATGCCGCTAATAATCAATTACTGAAAGATTATTTCAATGCTCAGAAAAGTTATGCAAATGCTATGGATGGATTTTATAACGGCACTATGCAAACAATGCTTAAAAGTGAGCCAGAAGAAGTTGGCAAATTTTTATTCAATATTGAATATCCATCAAGGCTTAGGTCTGTTGCTAATGCTGTTGTTGAAATGCAAAAGTATCTTCCACCAGAGCAGAGCAAAGGGTTGTTGGGTGAACTGCAACTTGGCTATTTAAAGAAAGTATTTGGAGAGCCTGATGGAGTCTTGAAGTTTACTAAAAACTTACAAGATGAGACATTTAAAGAAGGTTTTAACTATCTTTTTAGAGATGCAAATACTAATAAAAAATTGCTTGACATTGCAAATGCGGCTAAATTTGGTTTGGAGGAAACTCCTGGCTCAACAGTATTGCGCTCTAGAATGGTCGGTGCTGTTGCTGCGGCAACATTAGGTAGTGGCGCATACTTGTCATTCCCTGATGAAGTATCTAATAACCTACTGCCAACAATTGGTAGCCTTGGGGCACTCTATCTCACACCAAAATTGATGGCTAGGGCACTAACAAGCAAAGCCGAGATGGATGCGTTGGCGATGCTTGCTAAAGCACAAAATAATCCTAAATACGCTGGTGCGGCAGGAGCAAAGATTGCAAATATGTTAAATAAATCAGGAATTATTGACAATGAATATCTAACAGAAGTCAATCAGATGATTTATGGAAAACAGGAACAACAACCTGTTATGTCTCCAAGCAGTATTGATTGGTCTGTTGAGCCACAAAAATGATTGATTGGGCTGAAGCAATCATTGCGGCAGTCTGTATCACTTGCTTTGTCATCTTCTGTAGTTACATCATAATTTGGGCGTACCCGTGAGATGGCTAGTAGCACTTGTTTTAACTCTATCGCTTCAATCTACTGGGAAAGACCTATGTAGTGTGCGTGAGTTTTACTCAATTGCTTGGGGTGTTCACGATCCTACTGAGAGGTACAAACAGATGGCTGAGTGGCTTACAAAACATCAGTATTTGTGTAAAAGTACCGACTTTAGAGTAATCTGGAATAACTTGAGTGAGTGGGCGGGGAATGCTGATTCTCATCAGTTAAGGGGATTGGTAGTTCTTGGATACAAGGAAGCACTTGAGAGGGAGAAGAAATGATAGACACTATCAAACTATTCCCCACTGTTCAGCCATCAGGGTATCCAGATAGACATGACCTTGCTAAAGTAAAGCTAGAGAAACAGCATGAAATGAACAAGGTAAATGAGATAGCCAAGCAGAAACAGACTGAGTTACAAGACTTAGAGTTTGAGATTTATACTAAAAAAATAGTTCAAGAGCGACTCCGAATGGAGATATTTACCAATCGTAAACTGGATATTTATGTATGACCAAGAAACCGATAATCCGACCAAAGAAGCCTCAGATAGAAGTAAAAGAGAAGCTAACCCTTTGGGTAACGCTTATGGTAAGCGCAACCCTGTGCATCTCTGTTTTGGCTATGGTGGTCAGCTTTATGCTTGGCCTTTGGGCAAAAGAAGTGGACAACGGGGAGATATTCAAAATGATTTCACCCGCTTTTTCTACTCTTATAGGCGGCATGATTGGATTCCTGAGTGGTATCAAGCTCAGTCAGAATGACGAAAAATCTAAATGTAAGGAATAACCATGTTTGAAATTCTTTCTGGTGGAATACTTGGTTCAATCTTTGGTGGCGTATTTCGACTAGCCCCAGAAGTCCTTAAATGGATGGATAAAAAGAATGAGCGTGAGCATGAACTTAATATGTTCAAGTTCCAATGCGACTTAGAGGCTCAACGTGGTCAACAGAAGTTGGCTGAGATTGGCGCACAAAGAGAAGCGGCAGTAGATGTAGGTGTCATGGATGCCTTCAACAACGCCATTACACAACAAGCAGAGATGGTTAAAGCCGCAGGTGGATGGGTAGCCTCACTTTCTGCTTCTGTGCGTCCAGTAGTAACATATTGGGTACTATTCGTATGGTCATTCATCCATGTTTGGTTTGCTTGGAACGCATGGCTTGGTGGTGCTCCCGCTACTGAAGTCTTCAAAACAATGATGACTCCAGACTTTTCTGCTTTGCTATCAGGAACTATTAACTATTGGTTTCTTGATAGAACTCTCTCTAAGCGTGGCATATGAACTTAGAGTTGGCAGCAGAACTATGTAAAAGGTTCGAGGGCTTTCGTTCTAAGCCCTACCTTTGCCCTGCCAATGTAGCCACGATAGGCTATGGGTCTACTTACTATGCTGACAAGCGTAAAGTGACCTTAGAAGACCCTCCAATGACTCAGGAAGAGGCTA